CCAAGCTGAGCTGTGTCCGATACGGGCAGGATGCCCGTTACCTGTAATGTAACGGTGAGGTCACCAGATAACTATGCTTTAGTTGGACACAGTAGGACACACTGACGTGTGTTTGGTAACAGGTTGGTAACGATTTGAGAAAGCACCGTGATGGACCCCTGTTATCAGGTACTTATATATAATGAAGGGTTTCTATAGGAGTATCGAGCGGGTAGCGAGATACGACCCGCCCCTTGAGAGGGTCGGAAGACCCGCTCGATCCTCCCCTACAGCCGGGCCTCTAGCCCGGCTACTAGAACAGTAAGGGCAGCCCTTAAGGCTGCCTACTAAGAGACTCACACCATCCCTGGTGTTCGTCAGAAGGGGGCGGGGTTAGAGGAGCCCCCTTCCTTTAATGGTTCCCCCCAAACGTCCACCACAGATCCCATAGGATAAATGTATGCCTCCAAAGGTTGATTGGACCACTGCGGACAAGCAGAGGATTCTGCTTGACAAGCTCGCAGCTGGCTGGTCTGTGGAGCGTGCTTGTGAATTCGTGGGAGTGTCTGTAAAGACATATGAGTATTGGCGCAGTGGCTCGAAGGGCCACGGCGGGGCCATGAACGCCCAGCAGTTTAAGGATGCCGCTGCGCGCATCCGATCCAAGCAGTCCGGAGAGCACTTCTCTGAAGTGCCTGACTTCGAGACCTTCTCGAAGGTGTACATGGGTAACCGTCTGTTCGCTCATCATCTTCAGTGGCTGGATCTTCTGGAGGGCCGTGACCCTCGATCCTTGCACCCGAACCAGACTTACGTCTCCGGACACAAGAACTTGCTTCTCATCAACACGCCGCCTCACCATGCCAAGAGTGAGTTGTTTTGTCAGAACTACGTGACATGGCGTATCGTCCAGGATCCGAACGTGCGTGTCCTCTTGGTGTCCGCTAGTGCGGACCGTGCGAAGAAGAATCTGGACGGCATTAAGAACCGTCTCGACAAGGACATGCTTGTCTACAAGGATCTGAAGGATGACTTCGCTCCGCCTGAAGGCTACAATGGCAACGGCGCTAAGTGGCAGTCCGACATGATTCTTGTCAACCCCGACATCCGGCCACGTAACGTGTCCGGCCATCCCACGGTGCAGGCCCTTGGTATTCGTAAGAAGATCTATGGTGCCCGTGCCGACCTCATCATCCTTGATGACTGTGCAGACCTCGACAACGCTCACGAGTTCGCGAAGCAGATCGAATGGATCCAGTCTATCATTGGTTCCCGCCTAGAGCCGGGAACAGGTAAGCTCATCATCGTTGGCACCCGACTCGCCGCCCAGGATCTGTACTCCGAGATCCGAAAGCCAGAGTGGTATGTCACAGGGGAGTCCCCCTACACTTATCTGTCCCAGCCTGCTGTGCTGGAGATGCATGAGGACCCCAAGGACTGGGTGACTCTGTGGCCCTGGACCAATGTTGAGCCTATGGGCCTCGACAAGGTCGAGCCCAATGAGAGCGGTCTGTACCCGATGTGGAACGGTCCGGCTCTTGCCGAGAAGCGTAACCAGATGAGCGCTGAGACTTGGTCTCGCGTTTATATGCAGGCACAGATTTCCCAAAGCACAACCTTCACTCAGATGGAGATCGATGGGTGTACAAATGGCGGGAGACTGCCGGGTGTCATTGTCCCCGGTTTCCCCGGTGTTAGGTCTGAGGGTATGGCAGGCCTCTATGTCGTTGCTGGATTGGATCCAGCTGCCACGAACTACACGGCGATGGTTGTGGTTGGAGCAGACCTATCTACCGGTCGTCGATATATTCTAGATGTGTGGAATCAACACGGGGCCCTTCCCGCACAGATCAGTGCGGTCATGAAGGAGTGGACACGACGTTACGGAGTGAATGAATGGCGAATCGAGTCCAACGCCTACCAGGCTAGTATCCTCCAAGACGAGGACCTGAGTTCCTGGATGGCATCGCGTGGTGTTCGTATGTCTGCTCACACGACAGGAAAGAACAAGTGGGATACTCAGTGGGGCGTCGCTACTATGGCAGCCTTGTTCAAGGGCTACGAGTCTGGTCGCAACGCCATCGAACTTCCGTCCCGAAGGAACCACGCTGGAATCCAAGCCCTTGTGGAACAGCTGGTTGCTTGGTACCCTACTCCGACCATGAACCGGGCACCTGTCCAAGACTGTGTGATGGCGCTATGGTTCTGCGAGATCAGGTGCCGTGAGCTTCTTGACTTCCAGGATGGCTCCGCCCACTGGGACACAGGATGGCTCTCTGAGCGAGAGCGCGAAGAGCAAGTAGTTATCAACATCGATTGGTATCAGGCCTCACAGGGCTTCAGTAACCAGCCTGACCTCCCCGAGCCAACCATTCAGAACCCCGGCCGTTGGTGGGAGTCTATGTGAATATTCACGACATCGCAAAGAAGGTAGAGGCGACACGTCTCCGCTACTATGCTCGTGACCTACGTATGAACGAGGTCCGCGCCGTCCGCGCGTCTGAGCTGGACCGGGTTGCTCCCGGTCTGTTGGCCGATGACTTCCCCAAGCCGATCGTCTCCAATATCATCAATGTGGCGGCACAGTATTCCGCTGAGCAGATCGGCGTAATGCCAACCATCTCTTGCACCACCGGTGTGATGGTTAGTGATCGTCAGAAGAAGTACGCTCAGCGTCGTACGCTGATCGCCCACAACTACCTTGAGAACAGCCGTGTCAAGGTCAATCTGGTGGAAGCATCAGACTGGATGAACACATACAGCTTCCTGCCTATTGTGATCGAACCTCACTTTGGTGATGCTTACGCTGAGGCAGGTCCGCGACTTCGCTTTGAGAACCCGCTGGGTTGCTACTATGAACTAGATGTGTATGCCCACACACGGTACTTCTTCAAGGTGTATGACTCCGACGTGGACTCGCTGTGTGCGAAGTTCCCACATCTTGCTAATGCGCTACGCGCGGGCACACACGCCGAGAGTAATTCCAAGCTCGAACTGGTCAACTTCATGGATGATGACTTCATCGTCTGGTTCGTCCCCTCCAGGGACAACCTGGAGCTGATGCGCGTACCCAACAAGTTTGGGCGCTGCCCGGTGTTCATCGCCGAGTCACCCAAGTTTGACGATGAGAATCGCGGTGCTTACGACGATGTGATCTGGATCCAGGTTGCTCGTGCGGTATTCGCTCAGATGGGTATGCGAGCGGCTAAGAAGTCTGTCAACGCTCCGCTGGTTGTTCCGTCTGACGTTGTCAACATTCCCTTTGGTCCTGACCGTGTCATCCGTTCCAACAACGGACGAGATATCCACTTCCCGGATTTGAACATCTCTCCTGCTGCGTGGCAGCAGGGTGAGCTTCTAAATCAGGACATCACCGTTGGTGCCCGTTTCCCAGAAGGTGCTACAGGCAAGTCTCCCGGCTCGATCGTCACCGGTCGTGGTATGGAAGAGCTGATGGGAACCATCGACTCCAAGGTTCGTACCTACCAGCTGATTCTTGGCGACGCCATGCGTCGTGCTGTTGGTGCTGCCTTTGAGATGGATGAGAAGTTCTGGCCCAATAAGCAGCGGTTCATTCGTGTCCAGGTCAACGGCCAGCAGTTCGAGGAGACCTATGTTCCGAGTCGTGATATCGCGGGGGTATACCAGGTCGATGTCACCTACGGTATGGCTGCGGGAATGGACCCTAACCGCGCCCTTGTGTTCCTCCTGCAAGCGCGTGGAGACAAGCTCATCAGTCGTGACTTTGCTCTGCGACAACTGCCATTCGACGTTAACGTTGATCAGGTCATGGAGCAGATCGACACCGAGGAAATGACTGACTCTCTGAAGCAGATGCTTGCTCAAACTGCCATGGCAATTCCTGCCATGGCTGCACAGGGTGCAGACCCTATGGACACCATCACCAAGCTTGCTACGGTCATGAAGAAGCGTGAGGCGGGTATTCCTCTACACGAAGCTATCCTTCAGGCTTGGACGCCGCCTAAGCAGCCCGCACAGCCCGATCTGACGGCCCCACAGGGCCCTCCTGGTATGGCTGGTCCTCCTGGCGCTCCAGGGGCCTCACAGGGGCCTCCAGGCTTTCCGGGCGCAGGCGGTCCTCCAGGACAGGCACCACAGCAGCAGGACATCATGCAGATGCTCAGTGGGCTCTCTGGTGGAAGTGGGAACCCGAATCTCCAGGCTAACGTAAAGAGGACTATTCCAGTATGACCGCTGATCTAGAGCGACTAAAGAAGATCATGGTTGGTGAAGACATCAACATCGAGGACGAACGTTTCGTTCGTGCCTTCCGCAAGTTCCAAAACCCAGCTGGCTGTGAGCACTGTGGTGCCAACACTAAGGTCGGCATTGTAGTGCCCGCAAAGGGCAAGACCCCAGGCCACGTCAAGCTGGCGTGCTGCGGAAAGAAGGATAGCTAATGGCTAACGCAGGTGGGCAGCAGTGGTCTCGCCCAGATTTCTCTGATGCAGTTCCTCCCACTCCTCCGAAGCAGGGAGACAAGGGACCGAACTACTACGTCGATGAGCACACTTTCGAGTCTGGCTCTGCTCCAGAGAACACCGGTGCTATTGAGTCCAACTACACTGGGCTGATCGACAGTGACGGTCTAGACGGCCACAGCATGGACTTCACAGCCATGGCTGGCGGAACCGGTGTAGCGAACAAGTGGCCGGGTGAGGGAATCCGTGGATTCCGTTCTACACCTGTCGGTGGAAGTTATAACCCGGGCCAGGGATCTTCTCCCGGTAGCCCGGGAACTGAGCGGAGCTCTGCTAGTTAATGGATCGTTTCCCGGTAGGCGATGACGATGATGACTTTGAAGCGACGCCCCCAGAAGGAGACCGTGAGATTGGTGTAGTTTACAACCCAGATGGAACCAGGTGGTCCCCAGGGCCACCCAAGAAGGGAAGCCTATGGCTTGTTCTGGGAAGTGTCACTGAACTCCTAGCAGATCTCTTTGGGTCGTTTCGGAAGTTCTTCGACACGCTTACCGAGGAATCCATGGCCAAGTATCGTTACACACGTAGTGCACAGACATTCCACCAGCAGGCTGCACGTGAGATCGAGACACTAATTTCAGGAGCATATGATGCCACCACCACAGAATCCGGCCGGGGTGTCGGGACCGGGAGCGCTGAGTAAGCGTACTGACGGTGGTCCAGCTCAGGCGCTAAAGGATCTACCCGATGCCAAGTATGGTGAAAATGCCCAATTCCAGTCCCTTCAGCAGGGTGCTTCTCTTTCCGCTTCGCCTAGTCCGCAGGGCCAAGCACAGTCTATCGACCCGAACTCTCTCCCAGCAAATCCGGCAGCTGGTCAGGTAACCCCTCTCTCCGCACCTACAGCTCGCCCCGATGAACCGGTGACTTCTGGTGCTGCTATGGGACCAGGTCCTGGTCCCTCTGCTCTTGGGCCTAGTCCTATGCAGACAGAAGCGCAGACAGTGAGTAAGGTGTCTCAGTCGATGCCTTACTTTGAAATGCTGGCTAACATGAACAACTCTGACCCGTCTACACGACTGTTCGTGAATCTCCTCGGAGCAGGTGGTCAGAAGTGACAGCCTGGTCTACTCCGCTAGACATGACAGCAGCAGTGATGGAGAACATCCAGCAGGACCCACAGGCCAGTAAGATCATGATCGGTGTCGGTCCTGCTATGGACGTTGTGAAGAACGCACCTATCAATCTGTTCTCCAACATTCCGCACTATGAATTTGAGGCAAACGACAGTGTCCGTTCCAACCTTCCAGGGGCCGCTAGCTAGCGCAGCGGCTGGTCCGCAAACAGGCGCTACAGGCCCCCAGACGGGTGCTTTGGACACTACAAGCCAGATCGGAAACGATCAGCTTAACCAGCTTATCACGCAGCAGGCAGCTGCGGAGCAGCAGAAGGAACAGCAGCCAGACAAGTCTGGCACAGGTTGGTCTTGGAATCTCTTCCAGGATGCCGGTCAGGTATGGCACGATGCCGAGTCGCACACTGTTGCTCCGGCTCTTCATGCTATCAACTGGCTGACTACCAACCTGGTTGAGCGCCCTATCACTACAGCAGAGCTGTATGCGGGGCATATGCTGTATCAGTCTGGGACCAGCAACCCGAACTACTCGATCCTTCAGGGATCGACTTGGGCCAAGGCTTGGAATGACTCTGCTACGGTAACCCCCACAGAGGGTCTAGTTCTTGCTGCTGACGCTAACCGTGGAACGGGAACCGCCCTACAAACGATTATCAACCAGTTCCCCGGCCCAATCCTAAAGGCTGCTGATCCACTGGATAAGGCATCCCAGGATGCCTTCGGTACAGCTGCTGACCCTTATGCCACCAACAACCGTGCATTTCGCATGAGCGGTGACTTCGCACTGGACTGGTTCGCCAACCCGGTAAACAAGGTTTCCAAGGTTGCTGATCTAGCTAAGATGGCTACCGGTGCTAGTATCCTTAAGACGGACACACAGGCGCAGGCGCTAGCCAAGCTAAACGCCCCAGCGTCTCAGCAGTTCAACAGCTGGGCAATGGGCAAGGATATCAGCCAGATTGCTGAACACCCGGTCATCAAGGGAACAGGCACTGTTCTCAACGCCAACCGCTACAAGATGGCGAGTCTTATCGCTGGAGCCAAGTCTCCAGAGGAGATTGGCTTGATTCGTCAGGTGGCTGCTGGTATTGTCGGCCCTTCTGAGGCCGCCTCTACTATGGCGGGTATCACAGCGGCAACTGCCGCTTCTTCTGCTTCTGCTATGGATCGTCTAAGTCAGCTAAGCAAGAACACGGCCTTCCAGGTATCCAATGCCCTACTTCCACCTGACATCGGCATGAAGTTTGCACTGATGTCCGGCAGCGAGGCTGATCGTGGAAGCTTCCTTGAGAAGGCTCTTCAGGTCAACGCCAAGATGGCACAGGAAGACATCAATGCTAACGCCGACAAGTGGAAGCAGATCACAGATCTGCGTGCTTCCTTCCAGGGAGCAACCAAGTCTACACAGCTGGCTAACCGTGTAGCAGAGCTACGTGGCACACTGAAGTATGCTAACACTCGTGACACAGATGCGGTATCGTTTGTTCGTAATGCGTACTACAATCTACCTGTGCGTGTGTACCAGGGCCTTGTAGACCGTGTCCCAGGACTAATCAACCACCGTGATGACCATGCAGTAGAGCAGGTTCGCTCTTGGCTCAACAAGTCCTCCAGTCTTACAGCTGATGAGAAGATTGCTCATGTCCAGGACTATGCAGCGGCCACACCCGCTGACCGTGCCCACGTGTGGAGCAACATCGAAGACACCGTCTACCGTCAGGTAGGCGACAAGTATGGCCTAGATTCCGGAGCCATGAAGAACCTGCTGGGAACTACACGTACCCGTGCCGGTTACTACACGCGTGCTGCTGTTTCTCGTGCCTACGGCGAAGTAAAGCTTCCCAATGATGAGAGTCATGCAGTGGTTCCAAGTCCAGAGTCTGCCGTGATTCTGCACCCTCAGTTGATTACTCAGCTTGAGGCTGGCGCACAGCCGATGGCTAACCTCAAGAATCTTGAGAACGCCCTGGACCGTATGGACCAGACCGGTATGCTCTCTACGATTCGCAACTTGGGCCAGCGTGGAAACGATCTGCTCTACACCATGCTAGACAAGGTCTACGGTATCTGGAAGCCTTTGGCCCTGATGACAGGACACCGCGTCTACAACCACGTTGGCGATGACTATCTGCGCGGTGCTGCTCTATTGGGCGGTGCTGCTACGGTAGACAACCTGACGGGTGGTGCAGCTAACTTCCTGTACAACAGGTACGCACAGCTGAGCAACAATCAGGTTGTGCGCAACCTGATGGCTTCTCGTGACAAGGGAGTCACGGACGCTAAGGCGGCCTATGAGGGCCTAGCAGCCCGCTACAAGGGCCAGCAGGTGTGGAGTGCGGGAGATATCCCGGATGAGCTTCGTGTGACCCCTGAAGGGGTTGCTGCTGCCAAGCAGGCTTGGCAGGACGCTAAGAACGCCAACCTTCCGGAGATCCTAGACAAGCACCGTCTTGGTGAAGGGACCTTCAAGATCCCAGGATCTAACCTCACCTACAACGAGGCCTTTGCCGATAGCGACTACATGCGCTACGCAACCTCTTCTCACCCCGCTTTCATGGCCACTATGGATGAGGCTGCACATCTTCACCAGGCGGCTTCTACAGTGGTTCGTGGTCGTAACTTTGCACCTATCAGTGCTGTAGATGATCTAGATCGTCACACAGCTGCCTATGTTCACTACATCCGAAACCAGCTCCTACCTGATCCCGTTGCAAAGCAGATCGTTGCTGGCAAGGATCTGAATGATGTGGCCCAGTGGCTATCTAAGTCTGCTGCCGGTCAGGCGCACCAGCGCGCTCTACACATTGGCGATGCGAATGACTGGGTAGACACAATCGCTGAGATGGTAAAGACTTATCTTCCCTACCCCGGCATGCGTGATGATGCTTTGGCTGGGAAGTTTGGCGCCAAGACTATCGAAAACTACATGCCGTCCGCTAACCAGCGTCCGGACATTGTGGCAGACATTGCAGCTATGCTACACGGTGGAGACCAGGTAACTGGTGTCTTCAAGAAGACCATGAACAACCTGATGAAGTGGACTGGTACCCTTCCAGACGACATCATGGTTCGCCACCCTGTATTCAACAGCCTGTACAAGGCACGTATGGAAGACCGTGTCCAGTCGGTGATCGCCCAGACAGGGCGTGATGTGATGACTGGCGATGAGCTTAACACACTGTCTCAGGCCGCTATGAAGGCCGCCCGCAACGACATGCGAAACACCCTGTACGATGTGTCTCGTTTCAATGACATGGGACACACGCTGCGTTATGTCAGTCCGTTCTTCAACGCCTGGTGGAATGCTATGTCCTCCTGGTCCAAGTTGATCACAGAGAACCCCGGGCTTCTAGTCCGTGGATATGCTGCCAAGCGTGCTCTGTGGGAGTCTCCTTTCACGGTGGATACCTCCACCGGTCAGCCTGCTAACAACAGTACTCCTCTGGAGAATGTTGGCTTCGTCATCCACATGCCGTTCGGTTTGGGTAAGAAGCTTGGTGGACTAGGAGACATCCCGATCTCGGCCAAGTCTCTCGTGTCCCCGACCTATGTGGACTCCATTGGTAACCCTGGCTTCGGTCCGTTGGTGACTGTTCCACTTAACCAGTATGTTCTAAGCCACCCCGAACTGATGAAGTCTTCTGTGATGCAGGGCATGCTCAACAACATGGTGGATAAGAACTCTCTTCAGCAGATTATGCCTTCGGCTGTGACTGACTTCAGTCAGTTGTTGGACATGTTCTCTGGGAGTCCAACAGACTCCTCCAATATGGCCAAGAACATGTACTCCATCTGGCAGGAACAGATGTATGACTACATGAACGGTAAGAGGGCTTCCAAGCCTCAGTGGTCTGACATTGAGAACCAGGCTCGATATCTGACGGTGATGGACCTGTTCGTTAACCGTATGATGCCTTTGGGCTTCAAGCCTGCTCCTAGCCACGAGCATCTTGTGCAGGAGTACAGGAACATGCAGTCGCAGGACCCAAAGAATGCTCAGCAGAACTTCTATGACAAGCATGGAGCTGCTGCGATGGTGTTCACACAGGGTCTGACTACAGACCCCTCTGGTATCTCTGCTACTGTGGGAGCATCTGCTGCGGTCAAGAAGTATTCTGGCCTACTGTCCAAGTTCCCAGAACTTGGTGCTGTGGTTGTTGGTCCTGAGGGCAATGGAAACTTTGACCAGATGGCTTATGACTGGCAGGCGGCCAAGGGTCTTCGACAGCAACTGTCTCCACAGGATGCTGCTTCCCACGCTATGATCAACATGGGTTGGGCAGCCTACGGCAAGGCCGTAGCTGCTGTTCAGGCCCAGGCACAGGCCCAGGGGTTTACATCCTACAAGGATCCTGGTGCTCAGCAGCTAAAGGCTGAGTTGACCTCTTGGGTTGGTCAGATGGGTGATGAAAACAGCCCCGCTTACAACCCAGACTGGTATGCGAACTACACCTCGTTCAACCAGAACGCATATCAGAACCGCATCACTGCATTGTTGCAGATCGCACAGGACAAGTCTTTGCTTGCCAATCCTCTGCGCAGCGACATTAGGTCGCTTCAGGCCTACTCTCAGCTGCGTGACTACACGTACGCACAGCTACAGGCTAATGGTGGCGGAGATCTGAAGACCGCCAAGAACTCCAGTGTGGCTCAGCAGTTCGATGCTCAGGTGTCTCAGATGGTAAGTAATGACACCAAGTTTGCTCAGCTTTATGAGCGCTATCTAGCCAAGGATGATTGGAAGGAACCTGCGTGAGCTCACCCACACTACCACCGGCTCCTTCTCCTGGTGATCCAGGCAATCCTCAGGCGCCTAGCGCATCCGCCTCTTCTCCGCTTCCTGCTGGTCTCCAGCAGGACACGGGGCCCGGAACCACAAACTCTGGATCTTATTTCTTCCAGGTGGTCGTAAACGGCAAGCCGGTCACCGTTGCCCTGAACCAGCAGGTTCAGGCCACAGATCAGGTAAACCCGAACATCACCGCTTCTGGTGAAGCACAGCGTCAGTTCCTGCACCCAAATGATGTCACGACAGCCAACACTGTCATGGATCAGATTAAGACCATTCAGGACTGGTACGGCAAGGCTAATGTTCGTCAGAAGTACATCAACGAGATGTACCAGGCTGGTCTGATTTCCTCCAAGAAGTCTCCTTCAGCCGCTGAGGTTACCGCCGCTTGGGCCATGGTGGTCCAGGAAGCAGCGATCCAGAACAAGACGCTGGGAACATCTGCGGTAAGCGCAGATGACCTTCTAACGAAGGCATCTCAGCAGGGTTGGTCTTCACTAAGCCCAACACTTAGCACACAAGATGGTGGCGTAAACGGCACCGGCAATCTCAACAATGCTGTGGACTCTACTTCACAGACAGAGACTGTCTATAAGTCATATGTTGACCCAGCTACTGCTATGGGTACGCTCGCAGACTCCTACTTCCGTCTGATGGGACGTAACCCAACACCCAGCGAATACAACGCTTTCATGACTTCGTTGTATGGCTATCAGAATGAAGTAAACACCGGCTCGGACAAGACTACCTCTAAGGGTCCGAACACTGGGGCAGCATTGGATCCTAGCACAGGTTTGCCGGTGGATCAGTCTGGAAGCTCTAGTGGCACGTCCACACAGACCAACGTTGTTTCTCAGCGCGGCATTGCTCAGCGTGGTAT